ATGTAATCTTGCTTTAGCGGTTAGCATTGAGTAGTTCCCCTAATTTGAATCTCTTATGCTTATTTACAGTAACATACTCGCTGTTATTTTTATATCCTAACTTGCCCACACCCCAGATGATGGGTTGCTCATGGAAGGATATAGCACGATCCAATATGACATCTAAATAACGACCATTGCCCGTACCTATTGTTACGAATGTGATATATTGTTTTGGCGCACTCTTGAATACACGATAGTTTGCTACCAATCCACAGAACTCTACCTCGCCCGGTCTACGTAATTCTGTACAGACAGGTATGAACTTATCGCTATGCCAATGACCTTGACTCAATAACTCATTGACTTCATTACCCTGATATGTGACAGGTATAGCCCCTGCAAGTTTAGCCTCATGATGGTATACCCAACGGCTATAACTACCCTGACAATGCTTCAATGTCGCAGCCCAAAACTTTGTAGGATTGTGTGCTTTCTGATATGCTATGGCCCATATCAATCTTCCAAGATTGATAGCATGTGCGCGGCATAATCCAAAGTTGCTGAGTTCACGTAGTGCGGCAAGTATCTCATTCTTATGTTCATGGTTGCCGATCTTTTCCATAAACTCATAAATCTTTTCTTCATTCTTTTTAGCGAACGCACGACGCCACATGTCTGCTTCATATTGGCTACAACCAAGCAACTGGCTTATGAGTATGATAGCATCATCTTCAAATACTATTGTGTTATCAAATGTATCCTTGCTCCAGTCACGGAAGAAACTTGCTTTTCTACGACCTTGTGTTGCTACTGGTCGTATCAATGCTGTTGCCAATACGCAATCTTCACGGCTCTTTGGTTTGATAGCACGTAATAATCTACGCATAGCAGGACTTTCTGCTTGTGTAACACCTAACACATTTCCAGTGGCTAATAATTCTGCTGTCTTTTCATCATACTCAGGATAATCAAGTAAGTTGCGTGTAGGATCAATCTCAAATAATTGCGATAATCCACGATTGGCAAGTATATCAATCTTGAAATGCTCAAGGTCTTCTATCTCATACTTGTCAAGCAATATCTGATTAGTACCATTGATGAGGCTTTTAGGTACTGGTCTATCAAATATTAGTACACCACCACAATGTTTGCTGATACAGCGTTTCTTGCCTAGTAGTTTCTTAGCAAGTTTTTCTGCGTCCTCAACAAATTCGGGTACAACCTCTTCAAGTTTGAAATTGCGCTTAAGTTGTCCTTTAGCGCCAAAACGTTTTGCTGCTTCACGTAATGCCGATTTTTCTTTGTACATTACATAGTTGCTAACTCTTGCTGATTGACCTTTCCATTTATCAAAGATACGGTTCATGACCGTTTCTTGTTGAAAGTGTGGGAAGTCTAAATCAATATCTGGTAAGTCATCACGTTTTGGATTCATGAATCTTGACAGTGGTATGTTTTCCTTGATAGGATCTACATCTGCTATGCCAAGCAACCAACATAACAAACTACTACCCGCACTACCGCGTGTCATATGTGGTATGTCTTTGGTGAGATCAAGTATCTCTACTACACGGAGGAAGTGTTTGGCAAAGCCTAATTTGGCTATGAGTTCAAGTTCTTCTTCTAATCGTTTTTCGTATTCAACACCTTCTGGTAAGGTGCGTACAAATTTACTAATGAGTGTTTCCAACTCTTTATATCGTGAGTCCATTGTTGAGCCTATATGTGCCTTAAGTGTAAATATTTATTGGGCAAATACCCAATACATAAACCTGTATAATAATTACTTCACATAGGAGATTTTATGTCACGTACATTCAACAATGAAGCAAAACTCAAGTTGACACAATTGATCAATGAAGGGCTTGCTGTAACTCACGAAATTGAAACACTACAAGGTGGATTGACCGATACTATCAAGGCTGTCGCAGAAGAACTTGAGATCAAGCCTTCAGTATTGAAGAAGGCCATTAAGGTCGCACACAAGAGCCGTCTTGGTGAGACAAATAAAGAGAACGAAGAACTCAACACTATTTTGGAGACTGTTGGTAAGACTCTGTAATGAGTTACGTTGACGCAATACACGATAAAGATAGTGACAGGATATTTGTTGTAGAGCGCCAGCCTAACGGCAAGCGTACATATAACGAATTTCCTGCCAACTATACTTTCTATTATACTGATACTAAGGGTAAGTACCGCAGTATCTATGGTGAGCCACTATCACGTTTCAGTACACGCAAACGTAGTGAGTTTGAAAAAGAAAAACGAATCCACAGCAATAAGAAACTGTATGAATCGGATATCAATGCGATATTCCGCTGCCTTAGTGAAAATTACTTAGGCAGTGAGCCTCCAAAACTCCATACAGTATTCTTTGACATTGAGGTAGATTTTGATCCGGAGAAAGGATTTAGCCCCACTAATGATCCCTTTAATCCGGTGACTGCTATCTCAATGTACTTGGATTGGCAAGATACACTTGTCACACTTGCTATTCCGCCCAAGCATATGAGCGATGAGACTGCTAGTGACCTAACTAAAGATTTCCCAAACACAATACTGTTTCGTAGTGAAATAGAAATGTTTGAAACATTCTTTGAGTTGATCAAAGACGCAGACATTCTTACTGGTTGGAACTCAGAAGGATACGATATTCCATATATGGTCAATCGTGTCACAAGAGTGATGAGCAAGGACGATACACGCAAGTTCTGTTTGCTTGGTCAGACTCCTAAGCCACGTGAGTATGAGCGTTTCGGCAAAAGTGAAACGACATATGACCTGGTTGGTCGTGTACACATGGACTATCTACAGTTGTATAAGAAGTACAACTATGAAAGCCGTCACAGTTATAGTCTTGATGCGATTGGTGAAATGGAAGTTGGTGAGCGCAAGACACAATATGAAGGTACGCTTGATCAATTGTACAACAAGGACTTCAAAACATTCCTTGAGTATAATCGTCAGGATACGATGTTGCTTGTGAAGATACACAACAAACTCAAGTTCCTTGATCTTGCCAATGCACTAGCGCATGAGAATACTGTACTCTTGCCGACTGTCATGGGTTCTGTGGCTATGATTGAAATGGCTGTCATGAACGAAGCACATGAGCGCGGCATGATGGTTCCCGATAAAAAGAAAAACATCAGCGACGGCGAAATGGCAGCAGCAGGCGCATATGTCGCTGTACCAAAGAAAGGCATACATGAATGGGTAGGCGCAGTTGACATCAACAGTCTGTATCCAAGTGCTATACGCACACTCAACATGGCTCCAGAAACTATTGTTGGTCAAGTTCGTCAAACATTGACTGAACAACATCTCATGGATAAGGCACGTAAACTTGCCAGTGAGAAGGCACGTTACGATGAAGATGACGAAGTTGAAATGAGTTCGTTATTATGGGAAGGCATGTTCGGTACACTTGAGTACGAAGCCATTATGAATCAAGAACGTGGTACTATGCTCACAGTTGATTTTGAAAGTGGCGAGAGTATTGAAATGAGTGCTGCTGAAGTCTGGAAGATGATTTACGATAGCAACAAGCCATATATCTTAAGTGCGAACGGTACAATCTTTAGAAGTGACCAAGAGGGTGTGATTCCTGGTCTATTATCACGCTGGTATAGTGATCGTAAAGAAATGCAGAAAAAACTCAAAGAATCTACAACGAAAGAGGATATTGAGTATTGGGATAAGCGCCAGTTGGTGCGTAAGATTTTGTTGAACAGTGCTTATGGTGCACTACTCAACGAACACTGCCGTTTCTATGATAAACGTATCGGTCAGAGCGTAACACTAACTGGTCGTCAGATTGTGAAGCACATGAGTGCGCAAATCAATGAAGTCATTACAGGAAAGTATGATTTCTATGGTGATGCGATTGTATATGGTGATACTGACAGTTGTTACTTCAGCGCATGGCCTATATTGAAAGAACAGGTAGATAAGGGTGAAATGACTTGGAATAAGGAATTGTGTGTACAACTCTATGACAATATCGCAGAGCAGGCAAATGAAACTTTCCCAAGTTTTTGTGAACGTGCATTTCATGTTCCTAGAAAGATGTGCGTTATCAAGGCTGGTCGTGAATTGATTGGTGATAGAACATTGTTCATCACAAAGAAGCGTTATGCTGTAAACATCTTTGACAAAGAAGGTAAAAGACTTGACAAAGATGGCAAGCAAGGTAAGATCAAGGCTATGGGTCTTGATCTGAAACGTGCGGACACGCCACGATATGTACAAGACTTTTTGTTTGAAGTATTAGAAATGGTTCTCGGTGGCAAAACTAGAGAAGATGTAATTGAGCGTATCAAAGAATTTAAGTTAAAATTGGGTGAACAGGATAGTTGGACTAAGGGTAGTCCTAAAAGTGTCAACAAACTCACAATGTACGGAGACTTAGAAGCAAACAGTAAGACGGGTAAAGCAAATATGCCTGGTCATGTTCGTGCTGCATTAAATTGGAACTATTTACGTAAAGTCAATAGTGACAATTACAGTATGAAAATGGTTGATGGCATGAAGGTAATTGTCTGTAAATTGAAGCCCAATGCACTTAACTTTACAAGTATTGCATACCCAGTTGATGAGTTGCGACTTCCAAAATGGTTCACAGAACTTCCATTTGATGATAGTGCTATGGAAGCAACATTGGTTGATAAAAAGGTTGAGAATTTATTGGGTGTACTAAACTGGGATCTAAAAGCAAATACAGATACCAATAGTACATTTGACGAACTGTTTAGTTTCGGTTAACTTATGTTTAGATTCCACATCTTATCAGTCCCTCATACCGCAACAAATAAAAATTATAATGCCTGTGCCTTTACACAAAAAGTTTTAAAGTTTGGAAAAATGATGACAAATTTAGGGCATGAAGTAATTCATTACGGAAATGAAGATTCCGACCTAATATGTTCGGAACACGTTAATGTTACCACTAGAAAGGATTTAGAAATTTCTTACGGTAATCATGACTGGAGAAAAGAAGGATTTAAGTTTAGTATTTCAGACCATGCTTATAAGGTTTATATTAATAATACAATTCGAGAGTTATCAAAAAGAATTCAACCTTTTGATTTTATACTAGCATTTTTTGGTAAGGCTCATGAAAAAATTTGCAGACATTTTGAAAATAAAAATTGTATTATAGTAGAACCTGGTATAGGATATCCCGAGACGTTTGCCCCTTATAAAGTTTTTGAAAGTTATGCTTGGTATCATTTTTTAGCCCATCAGCATAGCATAAACAAAAAATATACTTTGCCTAATTGGTATGACGCTGTTATACCTAATTACTTTGATATTGAAGATTTTCAATATAAAGAAGAAAAGGATGATTACTTTTTATATATAGGACGAGTTACAATTAATAAAGGTGTAGATATTGCCATAGATGTTACTGAAAAATTAGGATCTAAATTAATTATTGCAGGACAAATGACACCGGAAATGGCTGAACTTATGCCTAATTTTCCGCAGCATGTAGAATATATAGGGTATGCAGATGCAAACAAAAGAAAAGAATTGATGTCAAAAGCAAAAGCAGGGTTTGTTCCTAGTAGATATATTGAACCTTTTGGCGGTGTACAAATAGAACTTTTATTAAGTGGCACCCCGACAATTACTACCGATTGGGGGGCTTTTGCAGAAAATAATCTACACAACATAACAGGATATAGATGCAGAACTTTTGATCAATTTGTATGGGCAGCAAAAAATATTTCTAATATAAAGTCAGAAAATTGTAGATTTTGGGCAGAAAATTTTACTCTTGAAAAAGTAGGACTTTTATATCAGGACTATTTTGATAGCATTTACAATTTTACTAAACATCAAAGTTGGTATAAGTCAGATATAACAATTAAAAATTATAGCAGTTTATCTAAAACTTACCCTATATAGTATTGATACCAAATAACTTGCATTATGCAAAAAAATCCACTATTATACACTATAGGCTTTCCTAAATATTACAAGAGGCAAACATGAAAGATAATTTACAAGACTTGATTCAATATACACATGGACTAGGCGTCATTGAACTTATTAAAGTTGTTGGCGGCAACAGTCAGATTACAATCTCTGCTATCGCAGAAGATAAAAGCGTAGTAGTTGAAGGGACATTTCATACTCCTTCTACAGAATTTGTAGGCACATTTGGTATGCCTAATCTAGGCAAACTTAAGACTATCTTGGGCTTTGATGATTACGATGAACATGCAAAGATCAATATGATTCGTAATAAAGATGATGTGCCAACCGCTATTCACTTTGAGACTAAGGCTGGCGATTTCGTCAATGACTATCGATTGATGGCAAAGGCTGTAGTTGAAGAAAAGGTAAAGAATGTAACATTCAAGGGTGCAAAGTGGGACGTTGAATTTGAACCTACTGTTGCTGGCATCATGCGCTTAAAGAAGCAGGCAAGTGCAAATAGTGAAGAAGTACATTTTGTTACAAAAACTGATAAAGGTGATCTAAAGATTTATTTTGGTGATCCATCTACACATAGTGGTAATTTTGTATTTCATTCGGGCGTAACCGGCACACTAAATCGTGCATGGCAGTGGCCTGTTAAAGTCTTCCTTGCAATCATGGATTTGCCGGGAGAAAAGACTGTGCGCATTAGTGATGCAGGGGCAACTGAAATTGTTGTTGATAGCGGCCTCGCTACATATCGTTATCTACTCCCTGCGCAGGCAAAGTGATAAAAATAATTTCTAAGGATCAGCCTATAGTCTGGCAAGTAGATAGACAATATCTACTGCCAGCCCAAAGCGGGCAAGTGCGTTGGAATGGAAATAACAAAGAATTTGAAGTTTGTGATAATAATACCGGTAATTGGTATCGTATACATCCTGAAATTGAATTACGTAGTGATCCAGAATTAGCAGATGTGGTTGTTTGGGCAAAAAAGAAAATGCACCAAGAACAACAATTAGAAAAACTTATGAAGCAATATCCTGCAGTAAGGGACGCAAAAGAAAAATTAGACATTATATTAAAGTTAGTAGAAAATGAAGATAACTAAAGCCGAGTCTAGATATTTCTTTCGCCCTTTAGGAACATACTATAGTTCAAGTAATCCGGAGTATGGTTATATTCCGATTTGGAAAAACGCAAGCACCTATTGTAAAGATTTTTTTAAGGTTGGATGGAATTGGACAACCGTATACAATTACCACGAACAATTACCGACAAAAAAACTTTTAGTTTGTTTACGAAACCCTCTTGAAAGATGGATAAGTGGTGTCGCCGAATATTTTTGGCACGATCATCCAAACATAGATTTGGATAATCAAGCATTGTTAGAGTTTGTTAGTGAGCGTATAGTTTTTGACGAGCATACAGAACCGCAAGTAAATTTTTTTTATAACCTAGAATTGGATAAATTAATCTTTATTAAAATAGACAGTAATTTTATTAACAATTTAGAGTTATTTGCAAGCGAAATTTTACAAAGTAAAAACTGGCGTTGGCATAAGGCACAGAATGGAGAAACTCTTAAAAGTTTTGCAACTAATAAATCAGTTGATATTCCTAAAAAACTTCGGAACGTTTCGATATTAAATAACTATCTAAAGAGTAATCCACTACTTGAAGATAAAATTAGAGAATTTTATGAAAAAGATTTTTCAATATACGAGAGTGTGACATATTATGGAAAAACATAATTTAAGCGATTCACATAATAATGACTGGGCATTGTTCTTACCCGCCATGTCAAGTTTCTTTATTACAGGATTGGGAAAACAACGTGAAGGACAAAACTATTTTCCCAACGAGCGTATCCCTCATGGTTTCAACGGGGATGTAGAATGTCTTAATTTCCTAAACAGCAGTAAGGGTTTATACACTTATAAATGGGCGTTATATAGTGCGGGACATGCTAACCTGGATACTACTGTTGATGATCCTGCTGAAAGCGTGATACGTAAACGTGAGAAAGGTACATTTATGTTAGGAGACAGTGGTGGGTTCCAGATCATGAAAGGTCAATGGCCTGCTGACTGGAAAGATAGTAACTGTCCTAAGGCTATGAAGCAACGTCAACTTGTACTCAAATGGATGGATACATACATGGATTATGGTATGTGTCTTGACGTTCCATCACAGACCATACGCAATCAGCATCTATATGATAAGCATGGTATCAAAACTATTGAAGATGCAGTACAAGCCACACACATCAACAACGAATACTTTATTAAAAATAGAAATGGCAATTGTAAATTTTTAAATGTATTACAAGGCCTAAATCATACACAAAGTGACAAGTGGTATGATGAAATGAAAAAGTATTGTGATCCAAAGATTTATCCTGATAATCATTTTAATGGATGGGCATTTGGTGGTCAGAATAAGATTGATATTCACTTAATGTTGCGCCGTCTTGTCATAATGATACATGATGGATTACTGGAGCCCGGCAAGCATGATTTAGTTCACTGTTTGGGTACCAGTATTTTAGAATATGCTGTATTGTTTAGCGATATACAACGTGCTATTCGTAAGCACCACAATCCAAACTTTCAAATCACATTTGACTGTGCTAGCCCATTCTATAGTGCTGCTAAGGGATTGGCTTATTTTAAAAATAATATTGCACATGATACTAAGTGGTCATATAGTATGGAAAAAACTGCTGAGAAGAAAGACTACGCAAATGACAATCGTAGATTCAGTCAGGCAGTATTAGAAGACGGTATCCATGAATCGTTTACTGATAGTCCTATAACTGATAGAATGCTAATTAAAGATTTATGTTATAGAGGACATGGTTTCTTAGGCGCGCACGGTAAAGAAACAAAGACAAGTTGGGACACATTAAGTTATACATTATTACAGGCACATAATGTCTATCAACACATAACTGCTGTACAGGAAGCAAACCGTCAATATGATAAGTGGGTTATTCCTTCTATGGTTATGAATAATATTTTTGAAGATATTAAATTCAGTGAAATTGTTGAAGCCGTTTTTGCACTTAAAGACAAAGAAGCAAGTTTACGATTAATTGATAAGTACGATAGATTTTGGATGCAAATGAAATCAGGTAGTCAGGGTTTCAGTGGTAAACGTACTGTTAACGCTTTGACTATGTTTGACCAATTATTTGAGGTGGATGAAGATCCAAACAAAGAATTTTTAGAAGATGAACCAGAAGATAATGACGACGACATTATATCAGAAACATTGGAGTAAAAATATGTCATTCAGTAATCAGATCAGAATTCTAGAAGCAAAATTAAAGCAACTTGAGCGAGGCCCATTTAATAGTGAAAATACCTTAAGAACTTTATCAATTCAAGAAGAAATTAAAAGAATGAAACGAATGGAATGGGAAGAAAATTTTGAAACAGTAAAATTAGAGGAAGACCGATGAGCGAAGATATAGCACAATATAACTCAGAACAAGCACGTATGGAAGTTCGCCAACGTATTATGAATCAAGCCAAACGTTTTATTTGGGTGACGTTTCAGCGTGAAGGTATTCATAGATTTCCCGCTGCAGGAACTGATCCTAATTTAGCAGACGTTGCATTCCTTGCAAACGAACATAGACATATTTTTCATTTCAACGTTAGCATTGAAGTATTTCACAACGATAGGGATATTGAGTTTATCCAGTTCAAGCGTTGGCTAGAAAGTCTCTACCAAGGTACATTGGAACTAAACTACAAGAGTTGTGAAATGATTAGTGATGATCTATATCAGACTATCGCTAGTCGTTACCCAGGCCGTGATATCGAAATTACCGTCAGCGAAGATGGTGAGAACGGTGCCACGATTCGTTATAACACTACAAAACCAAATCTTAATATAGTAATCTAATGCATATAAATCAAGAACCAGTATTACGTACCGATCAGGTGTATAGGGTATTACCTGAGTCCGAATGGCCTAAACTTAGAGAAAGCACATTCTTACATAAGGCTACCAAAATATTAATGACTGATGATAATATGAAACCCATGCATATTGACAAACATGCGGAAAATACTGAATTTCATGTTATAAGGAATAGTGATACCTTGTTGATAGTGGTGGGTGAAAGTTGGACCTATGGCGAGGCATTGCCCGGTGTAGGATCAGGTGCAGGTATGTACAATTTCCATAGCCAACTACAAGGTTGTTTAGGTCCAAGAATAGCAGAAGTAATGGGCTGGGACTTATATCAATTTGCGATACCTGGCAATTGCAACCTTTATATACACCTTGAGTTAGATAGAATATTATCATACGTATCTACATTAGGTTATAAGCAAATTAAGGTAGTATTACAGTTAACGGAGAACGCTAGAGAATGTGTGCTTATCCATACCAAACTTGCTCAAAGTCATAAAATAAATGATTGGTTAAATGCAGGTATGGAGTCCGAGATTGACGTTTACGATTGGTTATCCATGTATGACGAGATTTTCTATGAAAGTTTTGATAAAATGATTAGGAAATTTACAGCATGTCCTATAGAGGGAATATTATGGCGAAATTTTACTAAAACAGCATCCAATAAAACAAACTACTCATTTAAAATAATAGATCCATATTTTATAGGTTTCACTTCACGTTTGGTAAACCATGAATTAGAAGCACCATTAATATTAAATGTTACCCAATTTGATGATTGGAAAAAACATAGAAATAAAAAGGTATTGATGAATGAAACATTCCTTGAAGAACAACTAAACTTAGTGGAAAAACTATTTGATTTTATAGGCGGTAAGAGTGTTCCTGGTTTAGTTTATCATAACAATCATCCAACAGCATATGGGCACATGGTATTTGCCCATCATATTATTCGTCAGGCTGGGTGGAAAGATATTTGATTTATGAAATTTTTTGTGTTAATATATCTTTGTGTTCAATTTTATAGGAGAAACACAGATGGCTAAGAATGAAAAGACCAAGATCAATCAGATTTTTGAAGATTTGGAAAACTATTTAAATTTCTGTAGAGATTATGGTTATAGGTATGATGAGGCAGACCTCTACAACAATAGAAGTTATGTTTATCGTCAGTACAACAAATTTGTAGCCGGTAAAGAAGCAAAGGATATGTGGGCAATTGATTCAAAGTAACCCACATAACATGTACGTGATAGGGGGTTTCGGCCCCCTTTCACATTCTGGAGCAGATAATGCGTAAATTATACTACATGGGACTTGAGCCTTATAAGGCTCGCTATACATTACAATTACAAGATTGGAATGAGCGTGTATTCAAACGTAGAAATATAAATTATCATTTAGTCAATGGGCAAACATTGACTAGCGATCAAAACATTGTTACTGGACAAGTGCTTGACGCACATGGTCGCACATATTTCAGCCTTACACAAATGGCTGAACTTG